GCAAGAGCGATGTTTACTTTGGGCAACTCCATTTAATATCCGTTGGCAATTAATTTGCTATAATTGCCCGACATCAACTGTTTCTTGCAATATTCTAGAAATTCTGGAGAGCCTAATTTGCATCCGCTTTCGCGCACCCATTGCTCGATTACAACAAAAGGTATTGACCCAGCAAGCCTCATATCAGACTTACGATTATGACCGTCTATATTACGCTCTTTATTAAAATCTAAAATGCGCTGAACATCCTGAGTCCGTTGGATTATAATTTTACCATCTTCATCAAAATATCTTGTTTGGACACTCATTTTTTAGCCTTTTTCTTTGTTTTTTTCGCCGGACCTTTTCCGTCGGTCCATGCTTCATTCACATCAGGTGTATTTGGATCGTCCTTTTTCAGCTGACCTTTTGCATTTCTAGCTCTTTTGGGCTTGGATGTTCCTATCTCAAGTGCAAAGCCAGCTTGCAATAAAATTGCACCTTCGTCAGCACTTACCTCTATCTCGTCGCCTTCATTAGCGGCAGAACCTTTTACAAAGGGCTTTCTGTCGGTTGTTATTTTAACTTTCATAATATCCTCCGTGTGGATGGGGCATTGCTGCCCCACCTTTTTTTATTAGTTTTGGATATCAGCCACGATACCGTGAGCTTTTTGCGAAGTTACTTGCAAGCCATACTCGCATGAAATTAATCTTCGCTCTGACAAACCTGTCTTAGCCAACGGTTCTTGCTTGGCAGTCTGCAAGTAAGCAACCTCTGCATATGACGGATCTAGTACAAGAACATCAGGTGTATGCACCACACTTGACACCGTACGTTTACGCATATGGCGATTAGGCACAATCTGTAATTCACCGAAGTCAGAAATATAAATATCAACAGCAGCTGTTAATTTTTTATCGTCGACTTCTTGGAATTTAGTCGCGTTACCTGTGAATGTTGATATGGTTTGCTTCTGTGAAGATCCACACATCACAATAGTTGGTTGCGCACCCTGGTCCCAACATGATTTTACGACTGTTTTAAGAAGAGACTCTGTGATGGCCCTTAATGTACCATCGGTCGCTGCAGCATTTACAGAACCCGCTTCGCCAGTGCCTGATGTTGTGCCGTTGGCACCACCAGTACCACGTGAAACGTTTGTGGTTAGGTATGCCGGGAGACCAGCAGTCTGTCTAGCGTTGCCAGAGCTACCTGCTGCACTTGGGACATTGTCCAGTAACATGGCCTCCATGTCACGCTTTAATTCGCTTAATTTATAAGCTACCTGTTTTGCAACAGTCTGCGCATTTGCAACACCGTTTACAGCATTTGCTGTTGAACTAACTTCTACTATTTTTGCAGATATCTGCGTGTGCGCTCCTTTGCGAACTGCATTTGTAGGGGCTGTGTTACTTAACCCTACGTCACCTTCAATTTGGCGATTGGCCCCAGTTGCGGCAAGATCGACTTCACTCCACTCAAAGAATGTGTTGTCAACGTTGCGTGTTCCAATAGAGGACATCAAAATTGTCTCTGTTGGGGTGATAGAGGCCATCGCTTCAGATAGGTCCTCTCTTATGGTTGTGACATCGTATGTCTCGTTTGTGTTGGCAGTTACGGCCATGATTATAGTCCTTTCGACAAATTAAGAATTTAAGAGAAACTTCGCAACATCATCGATGCTGCCACTCTTGCTCATGTTTGCCTTTGCCTCTTTTGCTCTTGACGTTTTTGATGCAATGTTTGTTTTACGCGCTCCGGGTTTATTAACGGTTGGCCTCGCACCTTTGGCTTTTGCTTTTGCCGCAGATTGATTTGCTTTTAACTCGCGATATTTAAGTGCATCAGTTAAAATCATGACCTCATCAGCCGTTTTAACACTACGCATTTGCTCATCAGTGAGATTGTAATGTTTTTTAGCTTTGTTTGACATATCAAGAATAAATGCACTTCGCTTTTCTGGATCCTTAAATTCAGGCATCCAATCTGTTAAACGCATGGCCTGTTGAGATAGAAATTCTTTCTCAGCATTTTGTTTTTCTATAGCATCACGTTCAGCCATAGCTTTCACGTTGTTTTCCCATCGATTGCGTACATCAACCGCGTGACGATACTCCTCTGCCGCCAGGTTCCAACCTACTGGGTCGCTTTGTTTAAGCTCCTCGGATGGGTACTCTGGCAACGGTGGAATATTACCACTTTGCATTTGTTGCGCCATAGTCATCAAGGCTTGGCGTTCTTCGGTCACGGCAGCTTTTTCACGTGCAAAGTCATCCTTTGCCGCCTCTAACTCTTTTCTTAGAGTTGCGTTGTCTGCCATTCCCTTTTGAATATAATCTTGTCCGGCGGCACTTTGCTTTAGCTCCCCTAAGGTTTTGCTTTTGATTTCTCCGTCTGATTTGTATTCAATCATTAGATCATCCGTAAGCTCCAAGGGAACGGCTGTGTCGTCTTCTAGTACATCCTCAGTATCGGTTGTTTCTTCATCGATGTCCGATACCTCATCGACATCCTCTAATACTTCAGCCTCTTCGACTGCCTCGGTCTGCTGGTCTTCAGTTGCCTCGACAGCTTCTTCAGCTTCTGGTTCAGGATTTGGTTGTGGCTCAAAGATCAGGTTTTCTACTGCGTCCAATGATCCACTAGGCTTAGTCGTATCCATAACGGTGCTATCCTCTTCTCTCTATGAGTTTCACCGCATTCACGTCGGACTGCAATGATACCTCGATTGATTTTAATGCTCGCAAAATGGCGTGAGCCTCCTCACGTTGTTCCAATTCATGAGCGGCACTATTCACGAAAATCTTTGTTTGTTGATTTCGTAAATCCTTCATGGTCTCTTGAAACCACTCGTTTTCTAGTAATGACTTAGAGCGTTTAGCCCTTTGCTCAATATCCACTACCTTGCATTCCCATCATTTGAGCGTGATGCTCCCTTACGGCAGCTTGCTCACCCTTTATTTCTTCTACATCCACAGCTGTTCCATACTTTCCGAGTATCTCAGCGACCTTAATTGCTAAGTCTTGCACCATTTGATCGCGCTGTAAATCGTCTTTCATTGCCAACTCGTGCATTTTAGTCTGATTGTTCATGGCTGTTTTTTGCATATCCATCTGTGATTTCATCATTTCTGTTTGCATAAACGCTTGGTTTGGATCCGGTGCCTGTTGCTGCATTGCCGCCATTTGCATCGCTTGTTGCTGTTGTTGTGCCAACATTGCAGCCTCAACATCCTTTGTCATCGGCGCAATATATCGATCACTGTTGCGGATCCCGGCAAAGCCCATAATATCAGCAATCGTGTTTCTAATTTGCGTTAAAGAAACTAAACCGTTTGCTGGACCATATTGTTGATATATTGTTTGTTGAATTTGAAGCAATTGCTGTAAGACCATAACTTTGTCATTTTCTCGACCTGTTCCGACACCGACGTTAATGGTCATATCCATATTAGCATCCCAGTCTTTAATATCGACAGGAATAAACTCACCATTAAGACGCATAATTTCGTCTTTATTAGTGTTTTTTATCATGCACTGCAGCATTAATTTAAACATTCGTTTCATGCCGCCTTCAGCAAAGTTTCGAGCTATAACTTCTGCCTGACCTGTTTGTCCTTCTTGCGAAGCAGCAATGGCCGTTGCGGTAGTGCTTTTAAGAACATCCGGATCTAACCCTTGCGCCATTTTTGAAACGCCAGTTTTATTATCAACCAATTGATCAAAATACTGCAAAGCCGGGAGTGTGGATCCGGCAGTAAAAGGCACGGTCATCTCAGACACGGCATTTGGAGCAGTAACTCTAACAATTCTGCCAATCTCATTATTTAAAAGGTCATCAACTGCACAAAGAGATTCATTAACTAACACACCGGGATTGTTTGTGAGTGCAACATTGTCAAGCACACCTCTGAGCATTGACGTGGCAGCATCTTGATCATGTATAATTAAATCAACTAAAGACGTCCCAAAAAATGCGTGGCTTTCCGGGTCGCACTCAAAAATCGCGTACGGAGCATAATCAGCCTCAGTGTAATCGAGCAACGTATACATACCACCCGCACAAGTAAATTGATAAAGCTGTGGAACACCAGTTCCCTCGATGTCTAACATCATGTAAGCCGTTGTAACTGTTATCTTTTTTGACGATGCTGTAATATTTTCATCGTCACTGTTGTCTACCGTGTACCCACGCCTTTCAAACTCGGTCTCATCGTCAACGCTGCTGTAATCATCACCGTCTAAACCTTTGAGATCATCCAACGAAAAACCCATCGCTAATAAATCAGAAATTCTTTTTTCGCTCGTGTGACCACAAATGTAATAGTCATCCATACTTCTTGCGTTCCGATCCACGAAAAAATCCTCTGGAGGTAAACTTTCGATGCAAAGATCACCAACAGACACCTGGCGACTTATTTTTACGTCGTGCGATGTTTCAGACACTTCCATGCCTGTTTCATCAATAACAGCAGTTTGAGTTTCTTCATGCTCAACGACTTCAACTTCGTCGTCATCCACAAGCAAAGCAAATTCTTCATCATTTAAATTTGTATAAGTGTGTATTTCACTGCGCATTTCTTCATTAAAATAAACGTAGGCAATCCCTGTTTTTTTAACCATCGCGTCCTGCATTACGTCATTTAGCAATCTATAACCATTATGCTGATGAAACTTATACGTTATATATGACGTTGCCTGTTCTGCCGCATTCACGTCTTCTGGTCCGCGTGGCACAAATTCAACTGGTTTTTC